CGTTCAGCCACTGGCTGAGCACTTTCTGCAAGCTCTTGCTTGGCCGACAGTGTGGCCAATTTCTTGTTTAGGTCGTAAAAAAATGTCATGCTGTTATCCTCTTGGGTTGGCACCGGTGGCTGGGCGTGGTGGGCGTTTTACTCGTGTCATTGGGCTTGATGTTCCCATGGGCAAATCATTTGTGGTCTTGGCCGGTGGTGTCTTGCCTCCGGCCACTGTAAAGTCGCTGCGATATGTGTTCTTCAGCACAGCATGTTTGTCATAGGGTGCTGAATAATCTTTGCTGAGTGCTCGTTGTTCTGCATCTGGAGCAGGATAGTCGGTGTCAGTCAACAGGTCTTTGTTTTGGTCTTCAACCTTTTCACGTTCCACATCCGAGCTGTCCTCATGCGGTGTAGTCAACATGATGATGCGATTTGGGTCCAGGAATAGCAGTTGTGCGATCTGTTTGATCTGTGGCTCAATCGCTGGATAGCGGAATTCCACATCCATGCTGGTCACTGAATCATTGCTGTGCTTGGGAAAGTCAGCAGGTTTGAGCTGAACTGGTGTGGTCTTTGGCTTGGTGATTTTTACAATGTCAAACTGTTTGAGCTTGTTTTCTAATTGTTTAATAAAATCAGGGGCCACATCACCTACAATTTTGATACGATAATTGTATGTTCTTTCACTTTCAGCCAGGTATTCTTGAAATTTTTTCATGTTTGTATCCCTATATGATATTTATGCTTTTGTATTGTTTTGGTCTCTTGTGCCCATAAGCCGCTCTAGTAGATCGTTGCGGCTAAGTATCTGTCCGTGTGCTGTTTCCACAGCTTCATCACCACCCTTGCTGGCCTGGTCCTGATCCATTTTCATCTTTTTCAACTGTAGATCTACCATTTTCAGTTTTTTATTCAGCTTGGCTGTCTTGGCTGTGAGTGCATGGCCCAGCATGGTTCCTGCCACAGCAAATATTTCAGCACTGTATCTGCTGTCTACTTGCATGCCCAGATTCATGAGATCATCAAAGGTTTCCTGGGCTTTGGCAGCTATGTTGTCCATTTCCTGATCACTAGCTTCCAGTCCACGCACAGCCGGCAAGGCTTGGTCGATTTTGTCTATGGTTGCATCAATTTCTTTGAGTGCAATCTGTGTTGCGGGGATGGATTCGGGTTCTGTGGTTTCGCTTTCGCAACCACTGGGCGGCAAATCAAACAGTTCTTCCAGTTTACGGGTCATGACCTATTTACCGGTTTTTTTACTGCCTTGATGGAATATTTGATCTTCGTTGATGACTCTAAAAGTCAAGCCGTTTCGGCGACACCATTTGGTGGCAGCATCCCATTTGGCATAGTTTACTGCTACCACAGCACGATCTCTGTCGCTCATTCGACTTTCAATCAGGCTTTGTTTTTTGGGTTTGATTTCGATTATCTCAGCCCGAGTGGTATTGTCACGACTGCGATAAGTCACAAAAAAATCTGGCACATACATGCTCTGCTTGCCGGTGATGGGATTGCGATAAGGTATAGTAATGCTTTCACTTGCCCACTGTACTATATTGTCGTTGCTGTCTAAAAACATCATAAAAGTCATTTCCCAACCTGACCTATATCTGGGTTTGTTGCGGCCCACATACTTGTCTAAGTTTTTGCAGGTATAAACACCTTGACGAAAATTGGGCATGTCAGGACCTTATGTTGTGGGCCACATAGTAGTTGGGCTGGGTTGGCACATTCAGACCCAATAGTGTACTTCTGCTCCTGATGCCATTGAGGTAGTAGGCCAAGGTAAGAGTTATCTGCGGTGCACTTTGCCCTTGGAATTGTTGCAACAAATTCATTACCGGTATCTTGGTTACATTACTGACCCGGAACACTGCCACAGTAAAATTTCCAGCTGCTTCGAGAGTTCCAAACACAGATTTGAAATAGCTCAGCACCGCATCATACTGATCAACTGGTACATGTTGTTGATAGCCGTAAAATCTGTCAAAGATCTGTACGGTCCGATCAATTTTGCTATTGTAAGCATTAACTGATGCCATGATTAATATCCTGCCTGATCATAAGGATTGAATCCGGGGTTTGCCGCAGGACCGGTTGGTGAAGTTTCAGTGTTAATTTTTGGACCCAACGGAAAGAACGGACCTGCTTTGGCTGCTTCGGGTGTGCCTCCAGCCAAGGCCGGTGCTAGATTGTTCAGTATCTGTTGAGTGTATGCTCCAGATCCAGCCAAAGCACCACTCAAGAAACTGCTGGCCACAGGAACCAATCCTTGTCCCACTGCGCCAATCACGTTCTGTAAAGTATTTTGACCAGTTGACAGGGCCTGTAGATCTTGCTTGTCGCCTTGTGGAGTCTGACGTATGGTTCCCTGTGTCATTACAGTGTTGGTGCTGCCTGGAACCGCGATTGGGCTCTTGACCACATCATAGAAACTAGGATCAGCAAAACCTGTGACAGGATCGCTGGGTGTGTTACCACCAACTGCGCCTGAATAGTATTTGACATTCTCGTAGCGGATGGTCATGGTATGCGTGACCACGCCGTTGCCTTGACTGTAATCATAGGTGTCATGCAACCATTCTGAAATCATTGGGTTGATCATGGTGTACTGCGCATAGCTTTTCTGGGCCATGCCGTAGATGGTTATGTCTCGGAAGAATGGTTCTTGTCCACTAGCTGGGCCAGTGAGCAGGCTACTGGCCAGACTCTGAAAACTGGGGTTGGCATAACCTTGTCCACTCAGGCCCCATTTCTGTACCAGACGCACAGGATTGTATTGATCTTGTGCACCATAACTGAATCCACTGGGCAGGCCACTGATCTGTCCCAGTACTCCGCTTTGAGCAGGAGTGTTGCCGTACTTGTATTGCGGGTCTGCATAGTAATACTGATAGTACTGATACCACATGTTGCGTATCAGATCACTGTGGTCATCGTTGAAAACGATCTGACAGGGATTGTAATTGATCTTGGTTTGTATCAGGCGCTTGCGGTTATACTGATTCATAGTACCAACCTCTACCTGGTATCCTGGCAACTGTGCAGTCTTGACCATGAGACCAATGGTACTGCTTTTGCCACCTGATATCAAATTGGCCACAGCAGGTATGTTGGTATTTAGATTGAAGTAAACATAAAATAAAAACTTGTTGCGCGGCGCTAAATCATAGCCGGCAGATCTAAATGTTTTACTGGCGTGAGAGTAATCCCTCAGCCCTTGGATTTCACCACCGACTGCAGGAAACGGCTGTAGAGAATCTTGGCCAAAATAAGCCATAGGCTATTAGCCTGTAGCTACGTTATTAACTGTCAACGGAATTGATGCGCCAACACCTACGTCTGCACCAGTGGTAGTTTGTAAAGCATTATCATAGCGTATGGTCATGGTCACTGTCATGGGCTCAGTACCAGTGGCATAGTTGGCTTCGTTGTAGTTGACTCCTTGGAGATAGCATCCCAAGATAGTCCAAGTTTCAAGAGCGATTGGAGCATTGGCGCCATTGCCACCATCCAGCACTTCGAACACTGTGGTAAATTTGTAATCAATACCTGATGCGGCACTGCTTTGTTCTGCAAAATCCAACTGCTTTTGTAGTTGTTCACCAACCAACCGGCTGACATTGCCGCCAGCATCATCACGGACCTGACAGGTGATATCTTGCCAGCTGTGTTTACCAGCCAAACGTATTGTGCTGTTGTAGATGGGCAGATCAATGTTGTCAAATGTCACATTGGGACGACTAAAGTCCATGACCTGTTTGGTCAATTCTGTGGTAGGTTGTGTTACACCCAAGTTCAAAAAAGTAACGCGAAAGCGATACCTGAGCTTTGGCATCAACAGACCTTGTGTTGGATTGCTTTGATCGCTGGCCAACGGGACGGTCAGTTTTGTCAATGATGATGTGGCCATTTGTGTCTTCTCCTGATATACGTTTATTTATGGCATTGAGTTGGGTCCAAAAGACCCAATCTCATTAAGCTGCCGCCTGTGCCGCTATGGTACCTGTGTTCTGTATACGCATTGGTATGTAGATAAACTCCACAGCTTTGACTGGCTCTATCGCTATGTCCACATACAACTCGTTGCGATCAATCGTGGATGGCGTGTTGTTGGTCAAATCACACACCACCAAGTAGTCATACAAGCCACGTTTGTTGACCAAATCACTCATGAGTGCCGTGATCTGGTTGGTTATAGCGCTGCGAGTGATGGTATCATTGGGCTCAAACAAGTACTGGTTACCAATAATTTCCAAACGTCCACGTATGTAAGCAACAAGTCGTGCTACGTTGATACGATCCAACGCTGTGGCTGTACCTTGCAGAGTATGATTACCAAAGTTCACAATACCTGTGCCAGGTATGAATGTGATTGGATTAACATTATTGCTGTAAAGCACATCACGCAATCCTTGATTTACACCCAATGGTTGGAATTCACCTGTTTGTGCATTTAAGTATCCAATCTGTTGGGCATTATCAACTACACCACGACGTAAACCAGCTGGAGCAAACCAAGGATAGGCCACGCTGTCACTACGTATGATTGTGCGCAACATCATGTGACTTGGTGCTGTTACTACAATGTTACCTGTCAGATCGGTTGTGGTGCAACTTGGATAGAAAGCAGCTGCGTCGGAATCTCCACCGGCTAGATTGCCGTCACCAAAGGTAGTGCCCAGTCCATTGTTGTTGGTGGCCCAAGTTACCACTTCGTCTGGTGTCAAGCGTAATGGTGTGTCTACCACACTGAATCCTGTCTCGCCTCGATCGTTGTTGAGCACAACCATGTTGGGTGCCAACTCTGGGTACTGTGGGCAGGCAATCAAGTTGTACTGTGCCTGTTGTTCACGTAGTTGTGTGCTGGTGTCTATGGCCACTCTCAGTGCTTGTACAATCAAAGTACGTTGAGCTTGGCGACCCATGTTGGCAGCACCGTCGGCACGATTGCCCGAAGCTGTTACCCAGGCATTGGTCACTGTTGGTATAGTTGCTGGAGGTGGATAGGCCTGTGCATTGAAGTAGTTGACCTGGAAGCTCTTGACGTTGAATCCACTACGACGTGTGTTGAACAACAAGATACCTTCAGGATATAGATCAGGATCCGGAGCATCCAAATCCAAATAATCACTGATCAACAAACTAGTAATGCTAGGAATTGGATCTGCAATAGGATCTGTGTCGCCGTTAGGTGCCCAACGAGCATCGGCAAATAATACGCCATTTATCGTGGTCTGATCGGTATTGTTGATCTGTACCCACTGATTATCACCGTTTACTTGTTCCCAACGATAGAGTAATGGATAATTTTCCAGATCACTGGTGTCAATCCACAAGTCACCATAAACCAACGGGCTTTGTGCTTCGTCAGTCTGTGTGGTTGGTGCTGTAGCACTGAATATAGGACCGTCTGGATTGGTATTGCTTAGATTAAAGCCACGCACATCATTGGTGACCATTTGATAACCCATCCATGCTCCGTTGTTTTGTATCATGATGTCAGCTGTGGTTGCATCACTGTAGTAC